TTCATCTTTTTTTCTCATCTTATAGATTTCATCCAGTACGTTTACCGTTCCTAAAGCTGAACCTATATGAGAGAGCTTATTCTTGACACTCAACTCTAATACTCTTTTCTGTAGTTTACTTAGCATACATTTTTGATAGACCCTCATACACGGTGTACTTTGGCTCCCAGCCTAGAGCTTTCAAACTTGTAACGTCTGCTACCCAGTTCTGAGTATCATAGGGGCGTTTTGCTTCTTTTGACTCAACTTTATGTAAGTTCCCACCTGAGATGATGTTCATCATATCTACAATCTCTTGGTTTGAGGTTTGTTTTCCTGTTCCTATCTGAACTACCTTGCCTATAAACTTAGGGGCATTTTGCACAACTAGAATTAGAGCGTCTACAAAGTCCTGAACATATATCCAGTCATGCCAACCATCTGAGAACGGCATAGGCTCTCCTGATTTGCTATGTCGAATTAAGGTGGGGAAAAATCTATTGTCTGCCTCTCCCTCTCCATAGACTGAATATGGTCGTACCGATATAATTGGCTTCATATACTTTTTAGCAGCCCCTCTGCTTAAAACCTCGCCAATGGACTTGGACTCTGAATAATCCGTCTGAATTGGCAGACTAACTGAAGAAGTGCTGAAGTAGATGAGGGCTTTGTATGCAATGTTTCTAGTTGCCTTTAGAAGCGTGATGTAGTCCAGTACATTAGCTTTCATTATTAACTCTGGCTCTTTTTGATGATATTGGTTTCCGTAAGAAGCAACGTAGAAAATGTACTCAGCGTCTTTAATGTCTATTTTGTCGTTATGATGAAGTGCGGTAACTTGATGACCTAATTTCTTTAGGCTTTTAATGAGGACTGGGGCGATTAAACCATTGCTTCCTATTATTACTGAATGCATAGTTACTACCTTTATTGCAACATTTCGTTACTTATTGATAGTTACATTAAATGTAGCAGAAGTATTCGAAGATTACAAGTACAAGATTACCAACAACCTATTATACAAAGTCCTACTGGTTCTCTAAATGGTTCACTCATTTCTGTATTTTTGTTTATTTGAAATATAATCGTGAATATCACGAATTTCCTCGTGGTCTTCGTTTCTGTGCGCTCTGATTAAAGACTCTCTCATACTTCGCACATCTCCACTCTCTCCTTTAATAAGCTGTATGGTTCTAGCCAAATTAGCTCTAACCTCTGGTCGAGGCTCACGTTCCATTTGTCTGTGAAGCTCCATAATGTCGTGGCTTCTCCCTGCATCACTGCTCATAAATAGTTGTTTCTAAACTGTTGGCTCTACCAGTTTAATAGTAAAGCCAAACAACTCTTTATCCCTGTGGAGTATTGAGTACGCTAACCCAAGATGTGTTTAGTATCTTTGTTGCGTAAGAACCTGCCCATGAAATCTTTGAAATTCGTCCTGCAGGTGAACCTGAGTCCACTATATTAGGAAGAACGTAAAGTTTAGGCTTATCTCCATCCAAATCGTAACATCCAAATGCTTGTGCACCATGAATGACCGAATGGAACGCTGCGATAACAGAAGCCTGTGAGGCTTCTCCTACTGCTGAAGTGAAGTCCTTGTTAAGAAGGAAGCGAACTTGATACAGTTCACCCATCTCTCCTTTGTATAGGTCTTTCACATCCGAGTAAGTCTTAGCGTTAATCCAAGTCGTGTCTCCCAAAAGCTGATATTTAGCTTGTGGAGGTACTTTACCCATGAAATAACCGTCTGGGTACGCAATCGCTTTATTGATTTCCAAAGTCTGTGTTGCACTTCGAATCATTGAAGCTGAGAACGTATCTGAGGCTGCATAGGTGGACGTGTTTTTGCCGTTTGCAAAAGCTGCCGTACCTGAGACTAACTCATTCCATACTAATCTATTCAAGTATTCTCCCATGTGCTGACCGACTAATCCTACCTTCTCTGCCATATTTTTATCTATGGAGATTGTTGATAGGAATTTCGTGGTCTGGACAGTTAGTCCGTACTCACAGAGACCCATTGAAATAGTAGAAGCCGTGATTGCACATAATAGAGGGTTTGAACCTTCTGTTATGAGACCTGAGGCTAGATTGACAGTAAGTGGGACGTATCTTGTGAAATTTACGACCTTTCCCTCATTCGTAGGGACTGACCTTAACTGTCCACCCTCTTTAGCGACCAAAGCATATTCTGCTCGTGCTAAAAAGACTTTTTCATAGTAAACGGAAACTTCTTCCGCTAAATTAGCGCTTGTATTCTCTCTTGTAGTTGCCATATATATTTCACCCCCTTTGTTAGTTGGCTAAAAATTGTTTCTAAACATTACCAAACACTTCCCAACTTAGCTTCCATTTCCTTTTCGGAAAGGTTGTTAAATGGCGTTTCCGCCACTTTAATCTGAGATGGGCGTAGGGCACTTTCTGAGGCTTGTTTAGTAATGGTCTCAGTAGACTCCGCTACCTTTCTTTCAACCGCTCTTGTATAAGGCTTCATCAATCGGTCTACAAGTTTCCTCACGGAAGCCTGTGGATTTACTTGAATCTGCGCTTTTACAGAATCGGTTATTGTATCAGAAAGCTCCTTATCAAAGTCTTGGCTTGATGGGTCAAGTTCAGGGTGTGCTTTCATTGACTCCGTTGCCTCCTTATTAACATTGTTAATAATTCTTTCCTTCTGAAGTTCCATTTGGGTTATCGCTTGAGCTTGCGCTGCGACATCCTGCCTGTACTGTTCAGGAGTTATTTCGGCTCCTGGCTCAACTTGGGTTTGGACTGGGTTATACCCCTGTGGCTCGTTAAATTGAGACGTAAGGTTCTCAACTTGTTGTGCCAACGATTCCGCCCTTGCCTTCTCCCTGTCTCGCTCATCTACCAGTTGGTGAATCCGTTTTTCAACGGGTTTTACATCTGGTCTGGCTTCTGACTCCGATGGTGTAACTTCTAATATTTCCTTTGGCTCTTCCCCTTGAGGAGTTGCTTCAGGAGTTGTTTCTGGTTCTACTGCTGGCGATTCAGTAAGGTCATCAACCACGACCTCTTCGTTTTCCGCCTTTTGTTCATTATCCATAAAGGTATTTTGAACTTATAACACAGCGTTTTAAGTTCGCAGAAACTTCGGGACTTCATGAAAGTCCTGAGCAAGCAATTCTTTCCCGAACACACGATATGTTGGAAAGAATTGACTAAGTCTTTGAGGCTTAGGCTTGCTTACTTAGAACGTCCATTCTGTTTTTTATAATCGGACCATTAGAATCCAGTCCTACCATAATCTTTTCCATTCCTATAAAGACTGCGTGCTGTAATTCACAGCTTTGGCAGATAATATAGATTCCTTCTTGCCTGTACTGACAATTTCCTTTTGGAATAAAGGTAAAATCAGCGTTGTTAAAGTTCAGTTCCTCATTATCGGGTTTTATTTCCTCATCGCTATCACTCGGTTCCTGTGATTGCTTCTTTTGCGTCCCGAATACGTTTTTGAATGTCATATAATTTTTCTTTAGCAAGGCTACTAACTACTGTAATCTTTCCTACATCTTCAAAGTTACTTCCGCCTGAAATCAGACTTGAAACCAACTCGTCCATCTGCCTTTTCAAACTTTCAATGTATTCGTTTAAGACTACCCACCCTCTATGGTTTGACAAAGCTTCTAAGGCTACATCGTCTGGGTCATTCTGCTTTTTAATCTCTTCTTTGGTTCTTTTGTCTCCAATATCTGAGAAACTGGCAAATACATCTGTTTTTATTGCTGAATCGTCCATTTTATTGTATTGGTGGCATTGCTTGGTCATTAACTGGGGCTCCCTGTGTTATATCTGGTTGTGGAGGCATTTGAGGAGCTACTTGCGGAGCCATTTGTCCATCATTTGAGGGAATTGAGTTCATAGAACCCCCTGTAGCTCCTTGCATTTGTGAAATCATGGCAAGAAATTGCTGTTGGTCATCAAGCATTGCCTGTTCTTCCTCTGGTGTTGGTTCCAAATCTCCCTCTACTTGGTTCTGGTCTACTATGATTTTGCTCCAATCAGGTATACCTGAGCCTGAAATGATACGAGTTAGCAGTTCTCCTAGCTTGACCTGCTTACCTTCTTTAGCCATTAAGTCAATTATTGGAGATGAAACACCTTGTGGACCCACTTGCATATCCTGGGTGAGTATAGAAAACATCTCTCGGAGCGACTGTTGCTGTTTTTCAGCGTCCATAACATAGGTAGAGCCTGGTACTATCTCATAATCATATAGGGTTGAGCCTGTTGTCTTCTTGTTTATGGTCAATTTACCTGACTTTGGGTCCCACATCTTTTTAATATCGGGATAAGTGGTGGCTAAGTCATTGATTTCTGTTCTAAACATACGAATAGAGATTGAGCTAGGGGCTTTCTTGCTCCAAAGGTTCGCAAACTTACGCATAACCTGAGTTACTGTCTGTTCCATGTAAAATCTGTCCATTGAGTCTTTAGAACTCTCCCTTTGCGCTTGCATTGCTAATGCTCTAGGAGTTTTACCAAAACCTGCGTCGGTTTCTTTAGAGACTGAGGAGTCTGTAGTTCCAAACAGATTAAGAAGAGATGCGTTCATTATGCCGTAGGTAGATTGAAATGCCTCAATACCTCTTGGGTTAATTGCAAGCTGTTGTACTGAGTTTCCAACGGAGTTTCGAACCATCCATTTAGCTCCTGGTCCCCATTTAATTGTTGAGGCGATTATGTTGTCTTTGTTTAATATAGTTGGGGGGAAGATTGAAATCTTTACTCCATCAAGATATAGGTTCCATAGAGAGTTTAGGGCATACTGCATCGTCTTACCTCGTTCCATATCTCCCATTCCCATAAAGTCATCAACTAAAGGAATTGAGTATTTACATACAATGGGAAGTTCACCGTCATCGTGGGGGCTCTCTCGGTCTCTGAAAACTTCCTGAACGGAAGGAAGATAATCAACCCATCTATCTCTTTCAAACATAGTTAGTACTTCAAAATAGCCAGTTCCTTTAGCATCTAGCTTTATGGGGTACTGTGATTGTTCACGGATTGTTTCATCTCTACGGTCTTTATCATTCTTGGAACTCTTGCTCATCTTCAGCTTCTCAATAATGTTTGGGATATTCTTAAACGACTTATTTTTGGTTAATCCTTCAAAGTAAGACATCGGTTTCCAAGTTCGGATAACTATGTGTTCGGAGTCCTCTAAGGAGACTGCTCCTATTTGTGGGAATACATCTCTTATATTAAGAAGCCAAAGGTCTGGTCCGACATAACCATTTTTCTTGACATCCCAGTCTACAAGTGCAAAAGAGTTACCATAGATGCTGGAATATCTGTCCATCATTCTAAATTTGGTTAGAAGTGGGAACTGTGCATTTGCGTTAGGGAGGATATACTTATCTGCAAGTAAGGTCATCAATCGTGAAGTACCAATGTCATCGCTGGAGATTGGGCGGAACTTTCCTGTGGATAACTGAGCCATTACACGCCCTTCACGTTCTAATATCATTGTGGATAACTTTTGGTCCATCACCTTTGATTTAGTTTTGTCTGAGAGTGCGTCAGAGAGTTTGTTGGAGAATATACTTTCCAACTCATCCCACATTAAGCGCTTTGTATTAAGGGAGTTATAGGAGGCTTCAAATCTGCTCTGTACTTCTTGTGCTAGTTTGTCCATAGATAAAAAAAACCTCGCCCAATAACTTGGAGCGAGGAAAACGACATTATAGTCGCACACCTGATTGCCTATCAGAGTAAAGTACAGTCTGCTACTTGTCAATAGCTATTTACACTTGAGAACGAGGTACTAGGGGAAACTTTTTCTTAACAGAACGAGTAACCTTAATGGTTTTGGTTATTACAACGCCATCTTTCAACACGGCATTAAATGTAAGTGTCCCGTAGCCCAATTCCTGTACTTCCTTCTCTAGTACAGTATGAAATTCAAGATTGGGAAATGTTTTCATAAGATTTGTATGATAGGACTAATACATCAACTATCTTATTCTCAGCAACTCTCACTATAAATGTGAGTAATCCATTCTTTTGCTTTTGAATTACGTCCTCTAAGTAAAAATGGGGCTGTTTGTTATGGGAAAGTATCTCTAAACCTACTATCATACTAGAGCTAGTGCTTTGTTCCGTGCCTCCAGAGACTTTCTTCCCTTATAAGAGAATGGTATTTGACTCTCTGGGTGTATCTGGGAGTGGCAGGGAATACAATAAATGATAACTTTATTGGAGTCCTTATCTAAATGGGTCTCCCACTCACCTTTCTCAAAACACCTATCACAAGAGCGTACATCAATTCTTGTCATAAATAGAAAATTGAAATTTATAAATCCCTTACTACTGTATTAAAACAAAACGATACTTGTCCCCGTAAATAGCCTGTGCGAGTTTCCACTTAATCTTTCCAACTGCTGTGAAGTAGCCTTTTGTTTCGTGAACTTCCTCTTGACCATTCTTACTCAATATTAGGAAATCTGCCAAGTAATTGCAAATGTGTTTACCATTAACATCAAGTCGTAACTTAAACTGTCCACTCCAAGAGTTTATCTCGCCCTTTCGGAGCATATCATCTAAAATCATCGCATACTCCATCTCCATTTTAGAGTGGTACATAACGCCCTTATACATACTGGGGGTATTGTTGTACTTGCCTCTACCTGTAAGATAGCTTGGGAGCTTAATCTTTTTAGGTGCCTTAAATGGTTTTGGAAATCCTATTGTCATATATGTAACCCTTCATAAATGTTGCCGATAAATTCTTTTCTTTTCATATAAGTAAAGGTTATTCCTTGAGTCCAGTCATTTTGTCTATCAATTGTTTTATCTGAATCAGGATACTCATCTGTCCAGCAATCCAAGCCTTACGCACGTCCGTACCTTGTAAGTCTGGCGGCTCAGTTACCTTGAAGTTATCAAACGGGTCGGTAATTTCTTTAAGGACTTTCTCAGTTGCTTCAGTTATGGTTAGTTCTTGTGTTGTCCATTCTTTATCACCCCAAAAATGAAACACAGGAAATGCTTTGCCGATAATATTTTTAATTTTAGTTTTCATAACTTGTGTTCGACCGCGTACCAATCGAGGATCGCCCAAATAATAACAGCAAAAATCCAGATCACTATATACAAATAGAAATAAAGTACATTTGTGGACCTTAAATATGATCCTACGAAATAACCAATCGTACCCAAGATTAAAAACACCAGGATACTGCATAACCGGCTATTGATATGTTTGTGTAATTCTTCCGGGATTGTCGGTAAATCTACCATATTTATTCCTCCAACTTATAAATTCTAACTTCTGATATATCTGTCTTTGTTTCTAAATAATTAGCAACGGCCGGTGTCAGGTCAGCTATTCTACCTAAACTTTCAAATCCTCCTGTATCCGTGACCAGAGCCTCTATCGATCTACCGTTATCCAGGTTCGTTACCAGGACCTTCGTGTTCATAGGTAACTGGTTAAAGGCTATCGTTGCCCTCTCATCTGATAAAGTCTCTCCATTTGCCATTGTAAGAGTAGGACTACAGCCCAGACAGCCTGCTCTAGAGTAATGACTAACTTTTCCCACCCACACCTTACCGGTGGCATTTCCAGATACAGTTTCCTTTTTATCTGAAATGGCGGGTATAGGTTCACTAACTCTTTGATCCGATGGTCCCACTTCTGCACACGCGCCAGTTCGACACGCGGGAGAGAGCGAATGACTAGCCTTTTCATTGATGGTGTTAATTGTTGATCCGACATATAAAGAGAATAAAAGCAAAATGACTAACCCTATTACTTTCATTGTTTATTTTTTAATTTCTTTGGTGGTTTGGACTTTTTACCCATAGCTGAACAGTGGCTCTTGCCGTATTTTCTAAGCGTGGCTTTCCCGCCCAGTGAGCCTAGCTGTTTAGCTACTTCTGTAGTTTTTACCATATATGAATATATAACGACCGCTCGTTCATGTCAAGTACGTTTTCAGAAAAGAGTTTGAGGCTTCTGATCCTCAATCGTTTTAATAGCCTCTATTCTTTCTTTTTCCCACCTGTCAGCTACAGCTTCTCGATTATCAAC